CAGTATTTTCATATTCTTTACAAACTGCGTTTGGCACTTCGTATAAATCATTTTCAATTGGCATTAACAAAGATTTTTAACAAAAAAATTAAAAAAGATATTTATAATAAATTAGAAACCAATTAAAAAGAAAGCACCAATAAAAAATGAGCCTTAAAGAACAAAGATTACAAGAATTAACTAACATTGCTCCAACAGTATCAGTCAAAATGGATATGGAGTGGTTAGGTGCAACAACAAACACTGCAGATTTTCAAATCCGATTAACAAGCACGGGTACAACAGCAGTTAAATTCAACGCATTGATTATTCGTGGAGTTCATTCTCCAAAGATAACAACAGGAACAATAACTTGGAAAGCATTAAATGAAAATGCGCATCGGTTACTGTTAGGCTGGCCTAATAAAGGAACTACTAATTTACCATATATCTCAGGACAAAGAAAATTAAACTTCTCTTCAGCAACAAACATCTTTACCAATGAAACAGCTCCTATTATACCAACCGGAGATGGGGCAGTAGTTGGAACGTTTAGAGTTTCAACATCAACAACATGGAACCCAAATACCGATTTTGGTTTTGTATGGGAAATGACAACAGGTGGAGTAGTTGGTTATATAAATTTCGAAACACAGTCTTCAACTACATCACTACCAGTTGGGTTTTTACATTACGGACCAATAACAAATACAGCAATAGGAAAATGTTTAACAGTAACAGCACCAAGTGCACAAATATTAAATAAATAAAATAAAAATGGCAAAGTACACAAAAGAACAAGTAGAAGCAGCAGTAAAATCAAAAGGATATGTTTGGTTTGAAGGAGCAAAAGATTATGACGTAAACATCGTAGGTGTTAGGAACGCAGCAACAGGTCAAACAGTAACAAATGTATTTGATGACGTTATTACAGTATCCTATAAAGTAGGAGGTGAATGGCAATACAAAGAATGGACAAACACAACTGACCCAGGTAAAAAAGGTGTTCAACAATTCCATAATGCAAAAGGAGTTGCACGTTTAGTAGAAGGCCAATATAGAGGATCTCATACAATTAGATTACATCAAGGAAAATACGAGGCTTTAGGTCAAGCAAAAAACGTTAAAGTATATCGTGATGCTAATAAAGATTTAAAGTTTGATGAAACAAAAATTGATGAAGGTGTATTTGGAATCAACATCCACAAAGCAGGAGTTGATTCTACTTATGTAGAAAATTGGTCAGAAGGATGTCAAGTATTTAAAAAAGCTAAGGATTTTGAAGAGTTTATGGCAATTTGTCGCAAAGCAAAAGACATTCACGGAAATTCATTCACATATACATTAATTGAGTCAACGGATATTAAATGAAAACATCAGCACTAGCAATTATATTATCAATATCAACAACCATGTCATTTTATTGCACATACTTTTTTAATTTAACAATGACATATTCAGAACAATATTTGGCATTAATTGCCGTAGTTTTTTTAGATGGGTTTTTTGGTGTAATTGCTGGAGCTAAACGTGAAGGATTCAAAACATTTAAAGCATTAAGTGTTATTAGAACAGCAGCTGTTTGGTGCATGTTTTTAACGGTAATCTTATTGGTTGAACAAGGATTTAAAGGTACTGGATGGTTGAGTGAAACAATACTAATACCATTTATTATTTTCCAATTAATTAGTGCATTAAAAAATGCATCAATGTGCGGTTTTATTAAAGCCGATGTGTTAAATCAAATACTAGATCGCATCGACAATCATAAAGGTATACGCTAATATGCTTAAGCATGCTGCATGATACAATAAAATTGTCAGTTTTTAATTTAACAATATTTATATATAAAGTAATATATGAAGAATCCTAATATCGCAGCACCCATTGCAATGTATAACACATTAAATTTAATGGATCAAACTGCAATCAAAATATCACAAGCAAAAAACAATTTAGCTGAAGCACGCAAGGAACTTGCAAGTAAAAAGTTACTACGAGAATATTATATATCAAAAGCTTCGCCATCTGGATTTAAAATTGAAGCACCATGGACCGAAAATAAACCGTTAGATGCATATTTAACTGGGTTATCAAAAATAAAAAGCAGTGAAGTAACTGCCTTTCCTAATGGCATTAATCCACATGGATTCGAAATTGATACAGTTGATAGAGATCGTTTATGGATTTATAATGATAATGAGATATGGTCCACAGGCCTAGTAAAGTCTTTTGGATATGTATATAAAGGCGGCAACATTCTTACTATATATAATGAACCAAATGCACATAAATATCTTGAGGTTGATGGTAAAGGGGATGGATTTGAATGTGGATCACTAACATATAAAAATGGTAATTGGAAATTTGTTGTTACAGCAGAAGATGCAAAACCAGGATATGGAGATGTAGAACAAGAAGCTTCTTGGTTAGACAAACTTCAAACAGTACTAGATTGGCTCGGCTTTTATCCTGTTTATGGAGATTTTATCGATGCCGTAAATGCAGTCATATATTTTATCCGAGGAAAATGGTTTGATGGTATATTATCATTGCTAGCAGTTATTCCATTAATTGGATCTGCTCTCAAAGCTTCTGTTAAATCTATATATAAAGGAGTTGGAATTGCAAAACTTACACGTAAAGTTCAAAAAGCATGGAAAAGTAAAGACTCTACAGCAATATTTCAAGACCTAATTAGTTCAGGCGCAATTCATTCCGGAAATTTTCATTTACTAGGTAAAGGACTTGATTCATTAAATGGTATGATTAAATCAGGGAACCGGTTCACAAAAAAAATACCTGGTATAAAAAATTCTGATGCTGTAATAAAACAGCTAGACGATTTAGAAGTTTTCATGAAAAATGCAAACATTGAAATGCTTATGAAAAATGCAGATGATGTTACAAGTGTCGGCGGTGCTGTGATAAGAGGTGGAAAAAGAGGCGCAGCGGGGCAAATAGGTAGTGGCGTAAATGCACTTTCAGATGCTGAAAAAATAATTGAAAAATCAAGTCGCAGTATTGCAAAGAAGCTTACATTGAATATTCTCCCATTATTTAAAAGTTTTACCTCATTGAATCCAAAAGCTCTTAAAAATTTAAATCGTGCTTTAGATCAACGATTTACTAGAGAATTAGCAGATCCTGATAAATTAGCGGCACTTATAAAAACATCAACTAATAAGACTCAATTTGATGCACTGGATGATATTTTAGAGGTTCATAACGGAATACGTGTTGGTGCTAGTAACGCTAGCGACTTAGCAGCACAACTTAGATCATTACCACAATCAACGATTGATGCAATGGCCAGAGACATGGGAGATGTAATTACAAAAATGCCAGGGACACATATGATGCATAATGCATATAAAAATGATACTCTTGTAAATTTGAAAGCATATACAAGCAAAGACATGAAAGATCCTGTTAGTGCTTGGTATAAACAGTTTAATTTTCAATACAAAAAAAACATAGATATAATTTGGAACGAAATACATGATGTTGGTGAAGATGTAGGAATTGAATCTAGGCCTGGTGTTGATAGTTTTGAAAGTAAAGTTGATGAAGCAGATGGAGTTGTATGGCCATTGGCTAAAAAAATGTTAGCAACAGTTATGGGCCAACAAAATTATGACTCTACAAAAGAAATAGCTAATAATTTTAAAGACAGTCCTATAGTGCAAGCATTAGTTGTTCAATTATCAGATAAATCTAGAATAGCATATGATGTAGAAAAAGCAAAAGGTGGAAGCTACGAATAATCATGTTAAAGGAATATCAAACTCAATCCAATTTAAACCCAAAGCTCTGGAATGGGCACACATTAAAACGAGGCCTTGATAATTCGTTCATGAAAATTGTAAATCATTTTTACAAATTTCTAGAAATTGATACACCAATATTGGATGTAATATTAATTGGAAGCAATGCAAACTATAATTGGAACAAATTTAGTGACATTGATTTGCATGTACTAATTAATTATCGAGACATAGACGATAATTTGCATCTAGTTAAAAACTATTTGCATGCAAAAAAAAGTATTTGGAATCTAAATTATCCATTAACATATAAAGGTATTAACATTGAATTGTATGCCCAAGATTCAAATACAGATTTACATGCATCTGTTGGCATATATTCATTAATGCAACAAAAATGGATTAATCGTCCTTCATCAACTCTAGTATCAATTGATAATAGTTTGATTGATCAAAAAACACAGCCATATGAGTTTGAAATTGATAATCTAAAATTAGATGATTCAAATTTAGAATCTAAGATCAAAAGTATTTTATTGCGACTAAGAAACTTACGTGCTGCAGGACTGGAAGCAGTTGGTGAATATTCACTTGAAAATTTAGCATATAAAAGTTTAAGGAATTCAGGACATTTAGCCAAATTAAAAACAATGCTTCAAGCAAATACAATTGGTCAGTTATCCATTAATGAGTCATTAAACGATCCCAAAGGTGCCATACAATCATTAATAATGCATGTTACAAAAAAACAAACATTGGATGATGCAGGTTGGAATCATGTTATGAAACATACGCAAGGAGTTGAAGATTCTATGGGACAATGGAAACACTCAGGCAAATGCACAATGATACCAGGCAACCAAATTACAATGAAAATGGTTCCACATCATGTTTTAGGAATTGATGATTTAGGTACAATGAAACTAATGAAACCAGAACAAACATACACATATCCAGGCAACAAAGTTTTTGAAATACCAGTAACGCCACAATGGAAAACTATAATAATGCAACTACGTAACGCAATACAAAATGGATCAAAATATGAAAACTAAAGGATTAGGCAGCGACATAAAAAAAATAACCGCAGCAACTGGACTTGATCAAATAGCTAAACGAATTGCACAATTACTAAATGAAGACTGTGGATGTGACGAAAGAGCTGACAAATTAAATGAATGGTCAAAAGATTGGCCAATGTATAAAAACAAAAAAACAAATAAATAACATATTTATATAAAAAAAGGAACAAAAATGAAATTGACAAAAGAACAATTATTGGGTATTGTAAGACATACTTTAACGTTTATTGGTGGTATAGTTATTGCAAGAGGTCTTGTTGACGAAACTCTCGTAACAGAATGCATTGGTGGTGTTTTAACATTAACGGGTGCTATTTGGTCTATTATCAATAAAAACAAATAACATCATGAATTCATGTAATTGCCCTAACACTTGCACATGTAATTCTAAAGACGGCAACTACATGTTCTTTGGTAATTTAAAAATTATTAAAAAACATGTAGATGCAATGTTACAAATGGATCCAGAGGCTGTTCAACAAATATTAAGCAATGGACATGATTGGGCAGCTGATCATATTGCGACGTCAAAAGACGATGTAGAAGAAGTTGCTGGATTCTTAATGAATGAAGTTGCCGAAGATGATGATTACAACAATCAGCAACCACAATTTATTCCTGCAGATTTCAAAAATCATCTCAAAAAATTAATGCCAGAACGCATTGAAAAGACCAAAGCTGGATATTTTGCTACTACTAAATCAGGTAGACGATTATCTCAACAAGCTAAAACTAAAAGGGCAGCATTGTCTCAATTGGCAGCAGTTGAAATTGCAAAACATACAAAATAATAAAATTATGCGAGTTATCAAACATGTAGATATAATTGACGAAATTTTTTTAATTAGAAAATTAGAACAGCAATTGTTGGAGAATGAACTACATGCAGATAACGTTGTTATAATAACAGTATCAACTGATTACTCAAGTATCGTTGGACAATATTTGCGTCACGCATTATCATATAAAAAAGAAATATGTGATGGATTTGGGATAGACGTCCCATACCCAGACGAAACATGGAACACTGAATATGTTAATGATTTGCATTCTACATTTAAACAACACGAAAAATTGTTTGTAGACAACAATAAAAAATTGCTATTAGTAGAAGCCGGAGTAATTAGAGGCGGCAATTATACATATGTAGTTGATTATTTAAATAAATTATATATGAATGATGTTATAACATTAGCATTATATGAAAATAAAAATAGCGTCTTTAAATCTAATTATGTAGGAGAGTATTATGATAATTCTACAGAAGATTTATCTTTTTGGTGGGAACGCGATAATAAACATTGGGACAACGCATGAAACTATACGATTTATTATTTGAAGCCAAACAAACTAACGATAAGTTTGAGGAATTTGCAGAGACTCGAGGAAAGGGCGCCGCTAAAATAGCTACAACTGCTGAAGAAAAAGGTGGTCTTGCACTATTAACATGGCATCACTTTAAAGTGAAAGCTGCATATTATCGTAAAGCTACTGCAGGTAAATTTGATATTGATTCTGCAAAAAAAGAATTTGCTGAAACACTTAAAAAGATTTCATTGGATATGACAGCAATTGAATTTCAACGTGAAGTAGGTCGCCTGGAAGTATTGGGCGAATTGATTATACGTGATCAAAAAGGCAAATAATGATTCGCTTAAAACATTTATTAACTGAAGCTACTATTGACACAGCAATTTATTGGGCAAAAACATTTCAAGCTGATTTAGGATTAACACCCGAAGCAGCATCAGCCATGGCTGCTAACATACAACATGAAAGTGAATTTCTCCCACATAGAATTCAAGGTTCGGGAGTTAAAACAGGAACATTGTCTGACTCCGGAGACCTAGGATATAGTTGGGCACAATGGACATATCCTGCTCGAAAACAAGCATACCGAGATCATGTTTTAAACAAATTTAAAGTAGACATAAAAAAAAAGCCGGCAACTAACATGCACGCATATTCATTTTTAAAAAATGAAATAAATAATCATCCTGGATTTGATTTTGATGTATTTAAAAAATCAAAAGATATAAATGCTGCTACAGAAGATTTTGTAACTAACTATGAACAAGCAGGTAAGCCCATGTTAAAACAACGGCAAGCAATTGCTCGAGAAATTTTAAATAAAATAAAACCAAAATCAAAAAAACCTACCGACCCATGGAAATCTACAGTACAGAATGCAGTTAACATGGCTGCCAACATAAATAAGTCAGTTACACATATAGTTAAATCAGGCGATACATTATCAGAACTAGCAGAAAAATATAAAATTACAATTCAACAATTAAAACAAATCAACGGATTAACTTCAGACAACATAAAAATTGGTCAAAAACTGTATGTTCAACTAACTAAACCTGTTCCTAATAAAAAACCTGTTCCAACAACGCCTAAACAAACTATTAAAGATAATCCATGGGACGATATGTTTTAGGCCTGATCTTGGATTAATTAAATTAATTATATATAATATAGTATGAACACAAATTTTATAGATAAGTTATTTATAGAATCAATTAATTTAATGAGCTCAGAAAAATGGAAGTGGCCTCCCGGATGGGATAACACCAAAAAAAATACTTTTTTGAGTCAATCATTATCTTATGCAGAAAAAAATGAGTTTTATGAACAATGTAGTATTATTAGAGATGTTAAAAAAACAGTCAAACAGTAAACGAGGTCAATATCAAGTTATATTGCATGACGACTCAAAAAATACAGTTGATCATGTTGTTGATTGTTTAATGGATATATGCAATCACGGCGAATTACAGGCCTATCAATGTGCTATAATTGTACATAATTCAAAACAATGTGCTGTTTATCATGATAAATATGATGTATGTGATTCAATTGCAATTGAATTAACTAGTCTAGGATTAACTGTATCAACATCTAAATTTATAAAAGACAATGTATAAAAAATTAATTAAAATTTTAATAAAGTTCCGTATTGCTATTCTGCATGCAAAATTTCATCGATTAATGAAACGTGCAGACAAAGCACGAATATCAAAAGATATTCTTAAATTTAAAAAATGCGTATATAAGTCAGAAGATGCGTGGCGTAAACTAGTTATATTAACACTTAAAATCAAATCAAATGGGTAGAAAATCAGCACACTCCGGAATGAGTCCGAAGGATCGTTCAATAAATTTAATGGATAAGTTTATTCAACGAAATGATAGAAGAAACAAAGATAATCCAATATTGCCTTCAATAAGAAAAGATGCCGCAATTCCTATTAACTTGTGGCCGTTAAAAGACCAAATTGAATATTGGAATTCAAGAACAGACACGGATCGGTTCAATGATGTGTATCCATCATATTCATATTGGATTGATGCAGTTGAAAAATTAACAAATGTGCATCCGTCATATTTTAACGATCGTATTATACCATTAAAACCAGATCTAACAGCAATGTTTAATACTAAAATTACACCGAAAGATGCTGTTGTTGAATTGCGAAAATTAGGAATTTATTAAATTGTGGCAGAAAGTAAACAATATAAATACATATACGGCATTGGCAAAACTGCATTAGATATTCCAGAAAGTGAAATTCGATATGCAATGGAGAATACAAAATCTAATGCCGAAGCAGCTCGTTTCCTAAAGATCTCGTTTACTACTTATAAAAAATATGCTCGACTGTACACTGACAGAGATACAGACAAAACATTGTATGAACTGCATAAGAATCAATTTGGTGTTGGCATACGAAAAGATATAGCAAATGCCCGTAAAGGAATATATTCAATTGACAATATACTTGAAGGCAAACACCCTAACTATCCGTCCTGGAAGCTGCGTAATAGATTATTAGCATTAGCAATCCTTTCAGAAGAATGCAGTAGCTGCGGATATTCAGAACGCAGAATAACAGATGATACCGTGCCATTATTTTTAGATCATCTAGATGGTGATGCAACAAATCATTGCATTGAAAATTTGCAAATGCTATGTCTCAATTGTTTTTATCAACAATCCGGGAATCCATTCAATGAAAATAAAGAACATTATTGGAATTATAATTTGCTTGAATAATATTTATTAATATGATAACTATGAAATCGCTTATTATTGAAGGTCGTTATGATAGTTTAATAACTACATTATCAAACAAACTACTACAAGTAATAAAAGACAGTTATGCTGCAACAACTGATCCTGATGGAAAGTTTGCTGGAGAAAAAATATATTTTAAACAAGGCGAAACTTTAGCAGATATTAATGACGATGAAGAACAAGATAAAATATATTTTGAGGAAATTGAAAATGATACAATACCTGTAGAATTTTATTTATCACTTAAAGTACAATGGATTGACGATTTACCTAATTTTAGCTCAGGTGGAGATATATTCAACCAAACAACAAAACATGCCGACGAACTTCCGTTGATAGAAATACGATTTAAAATTAATCCTGAATCATATCCTAGAATATTATCTGAAATTGCTATGCAACTAAGAGATACATTGCGCCACGAAATTGAACATGCTACTCAAAGTGGTTGGAATATGATCAATAGCAAATTTATTTATTCAGATCAAGCAATGCGAACCAAGATTGAATCTGGTAACTTGCCTGCAGCCCGCTATTTTACATTGCCTAAAGAAATACCAGCAATGATTCAAGGCCTGTATTTTAAAGCAAAAAAATCAAAAACTCCCTTTAAGGATGTTGTTAATGACTATTTAGATATTTGGTTATCTGATAATACTATTACATTGCAAGACAAAGAATTTATATTAAAAACTTGGAGATCATATCTTCCAAAACTAGGAATAAGACAGGAACTATAATGCAATATATTGATGAAGCATGTTGGGATGGATACCGAAAAGATGGTATGAAGAAAAAAGGTGATCGAATGGTGCCTAATTGTATCAAAGAAACCGACAATTATTGTTCCGCATGTTTAATTGAAACAATTAAATCATGTAACGAATCTCCAGAATATATTAATGTATTAACTAATGACTTAAACGAGGCCGAGTATCAAGGCAGAGATGTACAACTAGGCAAACCGATGCAAGGCGATGTAAAGAAATTTAAAGTCTACGTTAAAAATGCCAAAGGCAACGTTGTTAAGGTCAACTTCGGCGATCCCAATATGAGAATCCGCAAGAGCAATCCTGCTCGTAGGCGTTCATTTAGAGCTAGGCATCGATGTCATACTGCAAAGGATAGAACCTCTGCTAGATACTGGTCCTGCCGTAATTGGTAACATTATCATA